CACGGCTTTTCCGCCGTCTTTTCCAACGTCACGCTGTAGTTGGCATAATTCCGCGCCTTTGGCAACAGGCTGACAAAGTTGCCAAGCGGATCTAGTGTCAATTCGAGGTCCGACTTAACTTCCTTGCACCGCATTGCCATACTGGCGGGCGTGGGATAGGTAAACCCGATTGCGGCCGAGATTTTACAAAGGGTGTAATAAGAGAAGTTCAAAAGGCAATCTTCCTTGGACTCCCGCCCCGGCCGCGGGGCTTCGGTTGGTAGCGCGCGCGCGTTTTCGTCGGCGCTGGTGGTGATCTTGAACTTAGTTGGTCCGTTGTATTTCATAATGTTCCTTTCGTTTAACCACCAAAACAAACCTCCATGCTGCCGTTGGGTTTCGGATCACTCGGGCGCGGTATGAAGTCGTCTAAATAGACGTAAAGCGCCGCCAACGTCCTAAAGGTGCGTATCGGGCTGTTGGAGCCCGCGCGCACAAGCCGCCAAAACTTATCGTCACCGAGCCATGCGCTATATTCATCGGTGATGATCTCCCGCGAAACAATTCTGACCATGCGTTTCATAATGCTCCTTTCAGTTGTCGTTGTTGTTGTCGTCCAAACTACCGGAAACATGACTGCCGGCGTAAACCGCGGCCGATCTGGCAGGCATCAAACTGCCATCATTCATCAGGTTGGAAGGGTTGAAAAACTTGCGGCTGCCAGCGGCGCGCACAGCCTTGATATTGCCCATACCATTTTCGTTTGTTTCAACCTTGTAAATGAGGCAATCCGAATCGCCCATGCCCACCCCGTAACCCGCGGCCACCTTTTCAGCAACGCGGAGCAGTTCCTTAAGGTTTCCTATGCTCAACACCACGGCCACACTGGATTCCCGGCTTTCCTTTACCGCCGGAGAGGTTTTATTTTTTTCGCTCATGCACCACTAAAATAACCTAACGTTAGGTTATGTCAAGCGGGAAAAGTGAAATAGATCAAACTTTCTTTCGGGCGATCCGTAGTCAGTTCCAGAGTCAGTTTTTCCGTTTTTCCGCCCCAAGCCGGCGAAACTCTATTCTTGCAAACCCTTGGCAATACGCCGCATTATTGCGCAAGGGAGTAATGCGGACTGGTAACGAAGTGCCTCTTAATCAATTGGTCCTAGGTTCGAGTCCTAGCCGGGGCACCATTCTTTCAACGGCTTACGCTTACCGCAGCGTAAGCCGTTTGTCTTTGGAGTCAGTTTCAGAGTCAGGTTTTAGGCGATTTTGGCCAGTTTTGAGGCTGGCGAACGCCAAACCATCCACGAAGGCAAACCATCCGCGGGAGTGAAGGAAAGTTTCGCGCCGCCCGGACAATCGCCGTAGGTGCTGCCAATAATGGCCGGCGTCTTGTCGCCAATATGCGCGGCAACTTCGGATTGCGTGCGGCCATCGCGCAGCATCTTGGTGGCGCAGAACGCGCGGAATCCGTGCGGGGTGATGTGGTGCAAGCCAAGTTCGCGGCAGGCGCGGACCAGCGCGTGGCCATGGCTGCCGGGATCAACCACGTTGCCGGACAAGCCGGGAAAGAACCACGCGGATTTGGGAAACCGCGCACGGTGCCAACGGTGAAAACAATCCAGCATTTGCTGAAACTCCGGGCCGATAGGACACCACGGGTTCACGCCGGACTTGGCGCGGCGGCCCAGGTGCAGGTAACCGTTGGCGATATGTCCGGCGCTTTCGGCGGGGGCAGACATCCGCAAGCGCAGCAGTTCCACGGTCCGGCAGCCGGTGAACATTTGAAAGTAGTTCATCCAGGCAAATACTTCTGATTTTACAAATTCGAGAAAATAGGCGGATAACCGGTGAATTTCTTCGGCGCTTTCCGGCATCCGTTGGCGGGAATGATTCACGTCCGCAGCCCGACGAAAGCGCGGGCGATTGTGGCGGATATGGTTTTGCTCAATCTGCTGGGTGGTGATCCCGTATTGCAGGACGTTGCTCAAAGTGTTCAAGTCCATGTCCACGGTGCGCTGGCCTTTGCCGGCGGTGCGGCATTGGCGCATCCGCCAAGTGGCATATTGGGGCAGGAGCGGCAGGCGGATGTTATCCGGCAACATCGGACCGAACCATTTAACCAGACTGTTCACGCGCACGGTTTCCCGGCGGATAAACTCCGCGGTGCGGGCTTCCATGCGGCGATTGGGACAACCGGCAGCGACGTAAAGCGCGGCGAGCGCGGCGAAGCTATCCGCGCGCGGTTCATTGATGGATTGCGCGGCGGCAATGGCTTCCCGCTTGTTTTTGACCTTACGGAGCAACCGCCATGTGTACCGGCGGTTCACGGGGTAACGCGCCCAAAACCGGCCGCGGTCGTCAACGTAGGTGCGGGGAGCTATGCGGGTGCGGTTCATATCAGCAGCAGGATGCCGAGCGCCAGGATGATGCCGGCGCAGAGTTTGCCGAGCGCGCCGGCCACGCCGGGCAGCATGTCCAGACCGAGGACAATCAGGAACGCGGCGGCGTATTGGCGGCGGACGCGGATCATTTCTTGCGGTGGATGCGGTAACGGGGTGCGGGTTCGTTCAGCGCCGCGGGACTAATTATTGCCGGCGGCCCGGCATTGCTGACAATTTGGGAAGGAAAGGAATTGGGTTTTTCCGTGGTGATCTTGATTGGGAAAGTAAGCGCCCCGGATTTTTCCACGCTGGCACACAACGCTTCGATGCAGTTGCGGACCAGCACGGTTTCATCAATGCCGGTTTTCTTTACCACGGCTTCAATGCGCGCCTTCAAATCCTGATCCACGCGGACCGATATTCTTGGCTCTTTGGGTTTCATTTGTCACCATTGTCACCCATTGGTAAAAAAAAGCAACAAAAATGTTTGACACCGGTGGGTGTCATTGGGTAACGTTGGGAGCATGAGCAAGCCAGTAAAGACTTCAGCCAATAAAATCAAGCCTTCCAAAGAACCCCGTGTGAGTTGCCGCGTTTCCCGTCAGTTGATGGAGCGGCTGGAAAAAATCGCGGTCCGCAACGGAATTGACGTTTCGGACGTGGTGCGAATGAGCCTCAACCGCGTGCTGCCGGAATACGAAAAAGCCGCCTGAATTTATGAACCAAGAAACGAAATGGTTTAACCAGCCGACGCGCGAGGAACTGGCGGCGGCGAACACCAAGTTGATTGGCTGGCTGGTCGGCGCGCTGATCGTGGCCGCCGGCGGCTGGATCGCGTTCGGCGTGGTGGTGGCGAAATTCTGACCATGAACACCAAGGTTCATTTTTCCAGCAAAAGCGAAGAGTGGGCGACTCCACAAGAGTTTTTCAACGCGCAAAATAATGTGTGGCTTTTCAACCTGGACGTGTGCGCCACAGATAAGAACGCCAAGTGCAAACGCTTTTACACTAAGCAGGACAACGCTTTAGAAAAAAATTGGGGGGGGGAGGGCGCGCGGTGCTGGATGAATCCGCCCTACGGGCGGGTTATCGGGGATTGGATGCGGAAAGCCTTCGAGGAAGCCGGCAACGGCGCGCTGGTGGTTTGCTTAGTGCCGGCCCGGACAGACACGGCTTGGTGGCACGACTACGCCGCCAAGGGAGAAGTTACTTTTGTTCGCGGAAGGTTGAAGTTCAACGGCCACAAAAACAGCGCGCCGTTTCCTTCTGCAATCGTCGTTTTCAAGCCACGCAATAATTGACCAGATATGACCACCACAATCACTACCCCGGAATTGGACTTCAACGCCAAAGAAGGAGCGCGGATCGCCAAGGAGCGCGCGCAAGATGCCGCCGACGCCGCGGACCGGAAAACAGACGGCGAGTGGTCCGGATTAGCCAGAACGGCGCTTATTGATTACCTGAAATTTATCGGGGACGCCGGATTTATGGCCGAGGATCTCCGGAAATACGCCTACGAGGTTAAGAAGATTCCCATGCCGCCCGAGGAAAGAGCTTGGGGCGCAATCATAAACTGGGCGCGGCAAATCGGGCTTATCAAGGTAGCCGGCTACGGCAAGGCCAAGGATAAGAAGGTTCACGGCAGCATTACCACAATCTGGAAAAGAAATTTGCCCCTCTGAATTTGCAGTAAACACCAACCAAACATGAGTGCAGAATTAGAGATTGTCCACGCGGAATTGCAGGCGGCGGCCGCGGTCCTAAAGCGGTCCGCCGAGGCGATTGCCAGCCCCGCCTTTTTTGCGCAAGTCGCGCAGTCCATGAGCCGGGCGCAGTTGCGGAGCGTAAGCCCGTGGTGCGACCGCGAAGCGGCGGCCGCGTATTTGCACTGCAGCCCCAGCGAGATTGACCGGGCCGCGGATGCCGGGGTGATCACACGCTATCAGCGGGCCGGCACGCCCTTATTCAAGCGGGCCGAACTGGACGCGGCGATAGAGCAGGGCAAATGGCCCAAGCGCGCGGTGCTGGATTTGCGGCGGAAAGCGGCGTGAACCATGGCTAAACCCCAACAACCCAGCCGGCGGAAACCGCTGTTTATCGGCAACCTGATGCTGGTAAAGCCGTCCCCGACCGGCATCCGCGGCAAGGTGTGGATCGCCAACCGGGCCGGGGAGGCGGGGGATTTTAGCGAGGCGAAACTGGCGCGGACCATCGCGCGGTTTTTCAACCAGGAATTTTGACCATGAGGCGGACACGTTGGCAGGGATTGCAAGGCGGCGCGTGGTGGATGCAGCAATGCCGGAATTACGCGGAAAGCAAGACGATGAAGCAATGCGAGAAATGCAAGCGGTTCTGTGATGCCAATGGCAGGCCGTTGTCGCCGCAACCCAAGGTGCTGGCCGTGCCGGAACTGATCGCGGAGTGCGGGGAGTGCGCGGCCGGGCGGCAGGAGCGCGTGGCGCGCGGGCAGCAATGCCTGCCGGCGGAAAAAGATTAGACACGAATTTCACGGATGAACACAGATTTATGACCACGGGGAAAACATTTGCGTCCGTCTGCTCCGGCATCGAAGCCGCGTCCGTGGCGTGGCATCCGCTGGATCGGGGAACGCATTGATTTGGTGGATGCCGTCGCGCCGCTGAACCACGTTTTAACCTGAAACCGACATGGAATTTCCTTATGCCAGTAAAGCGTTCAAAGCGAGAAACCCGCATTTATTTGGTATGGGTGGCGTGGCGGCCGGTCAGCCCCAACCGCCTCAAACACCGGCATTGGACCGTGGAAACCGGAAACACCAAGGCGGCGCGGGCCGCGTGGGCGTGCGCGTTAGCCTCATGGCCGAGCGCCGGCGACTTCTGGACAAGGATAACAACGTGGCGAGCTTCAAACCCTTGCAGGATGCCATCGCCAAAACCCTGGCCATTGATGACGGAGCGGCCGCCATTGATTGGGAGTACGGCCAAAAACAAACCAACGGCGCGGAAGGCGTGATCGTTAAGGTGCAATTCGTATGAGCAACACGAAGGTGAAGAACATGACCCATTGCGGCGTGCGGGAAAGGCCCACGCGCTATTTGAAGTGGTATAAAAGCTATGAACCGCGGCCCATCGTGACCGGGGACAGCCTGAAACATTTGGAGAAGTTGATGAAGAAAAATACGGCTAACGAGAAAGGTCAGCCATGAGCGGAGAATACACCGGACACGCTTACTGCAACAAGTGTGGACAGACACACTGGATGCACGGCTCATGCCCTGCGGGTAGCGGATTGGCTGCACCGGCTGGTTGGGCGCACCCGTCCGGTGGCCCGGAAGTGTGGAACGTGGTGGCATGGGGTGATGTAAGGGAGTGTCGCACAACTGAAAGAGTTATCGAAGAAGTGCGCGGGGCGCTAGAAACGGGATGCAGAACCATAAGCATCGAGCGACAGGGTGCGCCGAACACCAAGTCCAGCGGCGCGTAGCGTCCGCTGCGACGACTGGTTAGGCGAATCAATGTATGAGCGAAGAACTTTTCAGCAGCAAGAGTGTGGCCGGTGATTCGCCGCGGTTGCGGTGGATCAAGGCGCACGAAATCAAGATCCAGGAAGTGCCGAACGTGATCGCCGGCGATGATTGCCCCGAGACGGGCGATCCGATGTATCCGTTTTATGTGTGGATCTACGCGGACAGTTACCCGGATGCCATGCCGTATTTTCGCGCCACGGGGTACACGTTGGACGAGGCGCTGGCCAATCTGGCGCTGAAACGCCGGTGGTTACTTTGGAATCAGGAACAATGAACGATTTGCATTTCATCTTTTACAAGGCCAAGGACATGATCGTGGACACCCAGGACATGGACCGGGACACGGAACTGGCACACCGCCGGTTGTGTGACTTCATTTGGGCAATGGAACGGCCGCCCAAGAATGACAACGAGATTTTACGCCAGATCACCCGCACGCCGGAATCCCTTTGGGGCAAGGTGAAGCTGGGACTGACGGAAAAGGGGTGGTTTAGTGCCGGCGCTTATCTGGTCCATCGGGGGGTGATCCAATCGCTCAACGATTCGGCTGCGAAATACGCCGAGAACTACAACCGCACCGCATTGGCGGGCAAGCGCCCGCATTTGACCCCCGCGACCGACCCGATCACCGGCATAACTACCTGGACGGTAGCGACCCCGGTGACGAAGTCCGTCACGGAAGCCGTCACGCAACCCGTTACGGCTGGTCAATCAGAACGACAGTCAGAATCACAACCACACTCCGAACCGTCTAATCCGCCTAGAAGCATGAAAGAGGGGGATGCAAGGGGGAGGAACGGCCAGCCGGCGCGGGCGGGGTATCTGACGTTGGAAGGACTGAACCGCGTGGCCGGCGCGGTGCTGGAAAGCAACTGGTATTGGGATAACTGCAAGGTGACGCCGGACATGTTCACGCGCAGCAGTTTGGTGAGCGTGCTACGGCCCTACGCCGGGCGCGTGCCCGAGCAGCATGTTCTGGCGGTGTTCCATGAGGCGATCAAGACGGCGCACGCGCGCTGTGTGGATGCCGTGGGCCGCGGGAGCGTGGGCAAGCCGGGCGCGCTGGCGGTGACGATCTTGCGCGAATTGCTGGATAAATCGGTGCAATGAACATCACCCCATACCACGACGAGCCGGGGCGGTATCTGGTGGACAGCCGGACGCCGGGCGAACCGCCGTATCTGGTGGACGTGAATGAGAACGGCGGGCAAGGGGCGTGCAGTTGCCAGATCGTCCATTGCCGGCACACCAGCGGGTGCGTTCACTTGGCGGCGGTGAAGGAGAAACTGGACACGGATGGACACGGATGGACACAGATATGAACTGCGAAAAATGTGATCAACCAATGGTGTGGCTGGCCGGCGCGCTGGTGTGCGCCAACCAGAATTGTACGGCAAATCACCCGACGACGGCCAGCGGAACTACCATACTCACGTTTCCGCCAGGTCGCAGGTCGTATTCCTACGAAGAGGCTTGCGCGGTAGCCAAGGAATGGATGCGGGAGAATTACGGTCCAATGGCGCGGTTGAATCGAGAAGGGAAAGACCGTTACTGTGAAAAACTTGGCTTGCTGGTGGATTTCCTTTGGACGTTGCACCCGCCGGACAACCCACAAACCCATTAAACCAATGAGCAAGACGCCCGAGTATAGCATCAAGGAGTTGGCCGAACTTTTGGGGCGGTCAACCAAGTATGTTTATTCCATGCGGGCGCGCGGGTTTATCATGCGGTGGGACTTCAAAACGCGGGTGTTTGTGGCCACTTTGCCGGCGGCGCGGCGCTGGATCAACCAGACGGGATTCACCTTGCACGAGGGAAAGCCGCGCTTTTCCGGTTCTAAACGGTTCTAAACTGCCCGCTTTTCTTCAAAGACGGGTGGATTTTTAGTAGCGGCGTGAGCAAGCGCCGTCCATCTGCATCACCAAAGGGCAAAGCGAAACCCCGTCACCCCGGCGGGGCGCCTTTGCTTTACCAGAAGCGCTACGGCCACTTGGCCCGCAATTTCTTCCTACTAAACCAAGGCGCAACAGACGAAGACCTGGCCCACTACTTGGGCGTTTGCCCGGCCACGGTCCACAACTGGAAGAAAAAAAAGCCGGAGTTTTTAGAGTCCATTAAGGAGGGGAAGGAGGTTGCCAACGTGGAAGTGGCGTGCGCGCTGTACCGGCGGGCGGTGGGATTTGAGATCACGGAGCAGAAACTTGCCAAGGACGGCAGCGTAGTGGACTGCAAATCATTTGTGCCGGGGGACGTGCAGGCGATGAAGTTATTTTTAACGAACCGGACCGGGTGGCGGGATAAGACGGCCACCGAGGTAACGGGCAAGGATGGCGGGCCGGTGGACATGGTGGCGGCTACGCCGGAGCAACTCCGGGAGCGTATCCGCCAGCTAGGCGGGGAAGCAGGTTTATACAAGCGGCACGATTGATTATGCAAAAGCACATTGAAATGGCCCAGGAACGCCCGGGACAAATGCACGAGGAACACGGGGTCCCGATGGACGAGGATATTCCCCTGGGGAAACTGATTGCGGCGGCCAAGGGCAAGGGCAGCAAGGCGGCGCGGGCGCGCAAGGCGCTGGCGTTGCGGCGCAAGCTCGAGGGCAAACCGAAGGACCTGGACGACGCCATGAGCCGCGGCTTCAAAGAGGGACAGCCCGGCGAGGAAACGGGCGAGCCGGCGGCGATCGAGGCGGAGGAAACAATCGAAGGGGTGGAATAACCCATGACACTGTTGCTGATCATCACCATGAGCCTGTCCCAGCTATCCGTCAACCAGCTAAACGAGCGGTTGGCGTACCTGGATCTGGCGAAGGTGGATCTGATTCAGTTCGCGCGGCTGACCATGCCGGTGGCGGCGGATCGGCAGAATCCCCGGTTATCGCGTTATCAGCCGGCGGAACACCATAGCTACATTGGCGGCCGGCTCGAGAAGCTGGCCCGCGGGCAAATCAAGCGCCTTATGCTGCAGGTGCCCTATCGGCACGGCAAAACAGAACTCGCGGTGCGGCGCTTTGTGCCATGGTTGCTGGGCCTTTACCCGGAAAAGAGCGGGATCGTTGTCACGCACACGGACAGCTTGGCCAACGAACACGGGCGCGACGTGCGGAATTGCATGTTGAGCGAGCCGTACAAGCAGATCTTCACCCGGCGGGACTGCCAGCTACGCGAAGACTCCAAGGCGATGGACCGGTTGCAGGTTTACGGGGGCGGGGCGGTGCAGTTCACGGGCCGGTCCGGGTTGGGCGCTGGGTTTGGCGCGGATTGGATCATCTTTGACGACTTTTTCAAAAACAGCGAGGAAGCGCGGTCCAAGGCGGTCCGGGAACACGCTTGGGAGACGTACATATCCGACTGTAAAACCCGCTTGAACGACGCCAACGGGTGGGTGTTGATCATTGGCACACGCCGGCATGAAGACGATGTACAGGGGCGGTTGATAGATCCGGCCAACCAGCATTACGACGAGCGCGAGGCGCAACGGTGGACGGTGATCCGGCTGCCGGCGCTGGCGGAAGTGGACGACCCGATGAACCGGCGGATAGATGAACCCTTGTGGCCGGAGCGCTTTCCGTTCGCGTTTTGGGATGAAATGCGCCAGCACAAGTCTCCCCTCGTGCGCGCGGACTTCCAGACCCAGGCGCAGTGCAATCCTTCCCCGGAATCCGGCACTTATTTCCTGGCGGAGTGGCTTTGCGAGTATCAGCGGGAGGATCTGCCGAAGCATTTACGGCGGTACGCGGCCAGCGATCACGCGGTCAGCACGCGGCAGGAGGCGGATTTTACCTGTATGGGCGCGGTCGGGATCTGCCCGGCGGGGGATGTTTGGGTGTTGGACGAACTCTTTTGGGAGCAGAAACCCACAGACGTGGTGATCGAAGCCATGCTGGGGATCATGCGCCGGCAACAGCCGGTAACGTGGTGGGCGGAATCGGGACATATCACAAAGTCAGTCGGGCCGTTTCTCCGCCGGCGGATGATCGAGGAAAAGGTATTTTGCGCGGTGGACGAAGTGGTGCCGGTGGTGGACAAGCAGCAGCGGGCTCAATCCATCCGCGGCCGGATGGCCATGCGGAAGGTTCACTTTCCGGCGTTCGCGGCGTGGTGGCCGAAAGCCAAGCAACAGCTACTCAAGTTTCCGAACGATGCCCATGACGACTTTGTGGACATGCTGGCGCATGTGGGGATGGGATTAGATCGGCTGGTCGGCGCCGAGACGCCGGAGCCATGGGATAAGCGCGCCAAGCCGGGCACGTTAGCCTGGGTGAAAGAGAACCACGAACAAGCGCAAGCCGCGAAGCGCAAAGGGATCATCGCGGGATATTGATTTATGACCACGACCGAACAAAGCACACAAGGAAAGCTGCCCTTGCCGCAACGGCTGGTGGCGGCCGGACAAATGTTGATCACGGGCGAACTGCCGCAGCCGGTGGAACAGCCGGCCCCGTCACGCGCGGCGCTGGTGAAGGAATGGACGGAGCGGGTTAAGGGCGGCAAGGAATTTTGGAAACCGATTTTTGACAAGATCCGGGAGGAAATGGAATTTGCGGCCGGCAACCAGTGGGGCGACGAGGAATTGAGCGGGGATGATGGCAAGTACCAGGCGAACATTGTCCAACGGCACTTGGCGCAGAAGGAAGCCAGCCTTTACGCCAAGAATCCTAAAGCAATCGCGCGCAAGCGCCAGCGGTTGGAGTTCAAGATTTGGGACGGGGACGTGCAAAAGTTGCAACAGGCGCAAGCGGCGGTCCAGCAAAGCATGGCCATGTTGCAGCAGGCGCAAGCGGCGAACCCGGGCGTGGACGTGCGCGCGGCGGTGCCGCCCCCGCCGGCGGAAGCGCTGGCGTTGGTGGCGGACTACGAGAACGGGATAAAGGTGCGCGCGGCGCTGGATCGGGTGGCCGTGACCCTGGAACTGGTTTATGAGGACCAGCTAAAGGCGCAGATGCCGGATTTCAAAACCAGCATGAAAAAGCTGGTCCTGACCGGTTTAACGTGCCGGGTAGGTTGGGTGAAGGCGGGATATTACCGGGAAACGGACGATTATCCCCAGGCGACGGCGCAAAAACATGGGTTGGTGGACCAGCTAAAGGCGTTATCCGAGCGCGCCGGCGAATTAGCCGCGCAGCAGGACCCGGATTCATCGCTGGTGGCGGAGTTGGAGATTATGGCCAATGCGCTGAAATGCCAGATGGAATGTGGCGCGGGCGCGATCACGCGGGAAGGGTTGGTGTTCAACTTCCCGAAGACCACGAGCATAATTGTGGACCCGAATTGCACCGAGTTGCGCGGGCTGGTGGGGGCGCGCTGGTTGGCCGAGGAATTTATGCTGACCGCGGCGCAGGTGTTCGAGGCGTACGGCGTGCGGCTGAATGGGAGCGGGGCGGTCGTGTATGCCGAGGACGGGAGCGAACCTAATCCGATCGAAGCGGCGCAGCAGAAAACCGCCGGGCCGGAAAAGCGCTTTTGCGTGTGGGAGATCTATGACCACGCGACGCAGCTAAAGCTGGTGGTATGCGATGGCTTCCCGGACTTCCTGGAAGAACCGGGCGCGCCGATGCCGGCGCTAAAAGATTTCTGGCCGTACCAACCCTTGGTGTTCAACCGCGTGGTGGTGGAAAAGAACCTGCCGGAGAAAGATGTAACCATTTACCCGACCAGCGATGTGCGGTTGCTGATGCCGTTGCAGAAGGAAATCAACCGGAGTCGGGACTGCCTACGGTTACACCGTATCCATGCGTTGCCCCGGTATGCGGTATCGGCGGCGGCGGCGCTATCAGATGCCGACGCCACGGCGTTGGCCAGCGGCACGCCCGGGGTGGCGATCAAGCTAAACGGCATGGCGCCCGGCGAGGATGTGGCGAAGCTGATCCAACCGATCCCCACGATCCCGCCCAGCCCGGCCGTTTACGACACGCAGCACGTTATGACGGACGTTTTGACCGTGGTCGGGAGCGCGGAAGCTAACCTGGGCCCGGTCCAGCCGCGCGTGACGGCCACGCAAAGCAGCATTGCCGAGGGCAGCCGGATTAGTTCGGTATCCTCGAACGTGGACGACTTGGACGACTTGCTTACCTGGATGGCGCGCGCCGGCGGGGAGATCTTGCTGGGAAACATGAGCCGGGAAACGGTAACCGAGATTGCCGGCCCGGGCGCGGAGTGGCCGGAATTTAACCGGGAACAGATCGCCAAGAGTTTGTTCCTCGAGATCCAGGCGAGCAGCAGCGGCCGGCCCAACCGCAACATGGAAGTGCAAAACTTCCAGATCCTTGCCCCGCTATTGCAGCAGATCCCCGGCATTAAACCGGACTTCATGGCGCGCGAAGGGTTGAAGCGCCTGGATGATCGCCTCGAGTTGGCCGACGCCTACGATCCGGCGCTGGCGGCCCAGGCGCAAATGCAAGCCACTTTGCCGGCTGGCGGTCCGCCGGCGGCAGGAAACCAAACACCATAAAAACAAACCATTGACATAAAGGAGGGACGGAGTTATGACAGAAACAGAAAGTGCGCTACCGGCCGAATCGCAACCGGCCAATCCCACCGGCGGGACTGCACCCGCAGAAGCCGGATCAGGCGCTACGCCGCAATCGCCCGCGGCAAATCCCACGGACGCTAACGCAGACGTTACGGACCCGTCCACCGTAGAAGGCGCTAAACCGCGCTCGCTTTCGGAAGTCATGGACGCCGCGTTGAACGGCGAAACCAACCCCGAAGGCAAGCCCGCAGAGGAATCGCCTACCAATGCAAACGCGGAAGCAGGAAAGGCCGAGTCAGACGGCGGGCCCAAGCAGGATGATCCGGGCAAACCGAAAGAGGAGGCGGCAGAGAATGTTCCTTTCCATAAGCATCCGGCATGGCAGCGGCAAATTGCCAAGAGCAAGACGCTGGCCGGCCAGGTGGAGCAGTTGACGCCTAAGGCGCAAGTGGTGGATGAACTGATCAGCTACACAGGTGGCGAGCAGGGATTTCAAAACGCGCGCGAGTTGATGCGGACGTTTGCGACCGATCCGGCAGCGGCAGTGCCAATGCTGGAAACATTGTTGGACGACGCCCGCGGGCGTTCCGGTTTGAAGCTGGTAAGCCAGGATTTGACCCAAAAGGTTGAAACCGGCGAATTGAGCGAACCGGACGCGATCGAGATTGAGAAGGCGCGGGCCGCCACGAGAGCGGCCCAGCAGCGGCAATCCGAGCAACAACAGCGGCAACAGCAGGAACAGGCGCAAGCCAGCCGGCAACAGATTGTGACGGCGCTGGATGCCTGGGAAAAGAATGTTTCGCGCGATCCTGATTACGCGGGAATCAAGGACTTGGTGGAAGCCAAGGCCGCGTTGCTATTGCAACAGAAGATTGCCGAAGCCAAACGGCCGTTGAACTCACACGAAATGGTGGGAGTCGCCCAAGCCAGTTTGGACGCGGTACGGCAGCAGATCGGGAAAATGCTGCCGCGCCCGGGGGCAATCCGGCCGGGGCCGAAGCCGGGATCATCCGTAACCGCCAGCCAGCGGCCGCGGAATTTAGACGAGGCTATGGACGCCGCGCTAACCGGGTAGCTGATTGGCACAAAGCGAAAGCAAATATATGGCGATCAGTTTCAGTAACTTCGATAATTTGGTGAACAGCGCCCTTGATTTCTACGTCAAGGAAGATCCGCTGATTCAGAACATCCAGGAAAAACCCCTTTTGGCCGCCCTGAAAGAGCGCCAGAAGACGTTCCCCGGCGGTCAGGGCTATATCAGCCTGCCCGTGCAAGGGGCGGTGGCGGCGGACACGGCCGGCTTCTTCGCCGGGTACAGCCACACCGATCAGGTTGGGTTTGTGCACCCGGACAACATCCTCCGGGCAAAATACCCCTGGCGGGAAGTCCACGCGGGGATTGTGCTGGATTACACCGAGCTCAAGCAGCGCGGCGTGTCCATCGTGGACGGCAAAGCGCCGGCGGCGCCGACCTCGGGCGAAATCCAGATCGTTAAGGATTACGTCAAGGCGGTGCTGACGAACGACTTTGGCGAATCCTTCGCGCGTTCGATGAACTCCATGTGCTGGAAGGACGGCAGCCAGGACGCCAAGCAAATGCCCGGCGTGTTGGCCGTGCTGGACGACGACGCGACCAGCGGCACGATCGGCAGCCTGGACCGCGCGACGTATAGCTGGTGGCGGCATCGTACCCTTGTGGGCGCGAACGCGATCACGCCCAGCGCCGCCAACTCCACGCTGGTCCGCACGTTGAACGATGAAATGGTTCAACTGATGCGGTACGGCGGCCGCCCGGACCTCGCCTTTGCCGGTTCGGACTTCCTCTCCGCCTTGCGCGAGGAACTGTTCGGCAAGATGCAGTTCTCCCAGGCGGGCTTGTCCAAGAAGGACGAAACCCAAGTCGGCGTGGCCGATGTGGCGCTCAACAACCTCGTGTTCAAGTACGATCCGACCTTGGATCAGTTGGGCAAGGGCAAGCGGGCGTACATCCTGGACAGCCGGCATATCACCCTCCAACCGATGGACGGGCAGGACATGGTGGTGCAAAAGCCGACGCGGCCGTACGATCAGTACGTCTTGCTAAAGGCCGTCACTTGGACCGGCGCGCTCACGTTCGATCAACTGAACTGCCACGGCGTTTACGAGATCAAGTAATCACCATCCCGGCGGGGGTAATCCCCCCGCCGGGGCTTAAACCGACCATAACTATAACAAAAGGTAAAACAGTGAAAACCATGTTCAAATACGTCTTCGCCCTTGTGGCGCTTCTCGTGGCTACGACCGCCTTTGCCGGCGGCTTCAAAAGCCAGTCGTTCCTCAACACCACGGCCAGCAGCTACCCGTTGTTGCTGACCAATACGGGGGTGTTCACCTACGGGAGCAGCTACGACTACACGAACAGCGCCGGCACGCGCGTTACCAACAGTGCGATCTTTACCGATTGCGCGAATTGGCCCGCGGCGGATGGTGCCGCCAACGCCAACGCCAACGTAACGGTGCGCCTGGTAGGTACAGCCGCTACTCTGACCAACTCAATCACCTTTGTCTTGGCCAAGGTGGGGGATGGGGTAAACGCCAGTACCATAGCCGGGGACAAGTTCACGTTTGTAGTGACGCCCAACGGCACTACGGAAGTGGTGGCATCCACCAACGTCCCGGCGGCGCTCTTAACCGGCGCGGGCAAGGTGAGGTTGCTATCCGTGACCAGTGGGGCGGCCAACACGAACTGCTTGATCAAGGCGGTTTCGTTTAACGGTTTCCCTCCGTAATTGGTGGGTGTTTGGGGTGTCGGCGGGGTGGCGTGATGGCCGCCGCCCTGCCGGCGCTTCATAACTTCAACCAGTAAAACCGCCATCGTTGAAACCAAACACCATGAAGACCATAAACTGCAGGATCAAGCTACACGAGTTTGCCGACATTTCCGGCTTGGGGATCACCCCGGCGGAAGCGGTGGTACTCCAAACCCTCCACGGCGCGAACGCCGGCGGGGCTGGGAAAGTGATTATGAACCCCGTCGCGGCCGGCGAAGTCAAGCGGAGCGACGTGGAAGAAGTGAACCGGCTGATGGGGAAATATCCGGTCCGCGGTAAAAGCGAGCAGCCGATTGTCAAGGAACTGTTCCCCGGGGCGCTGCCGAAGCTGCCGGCGTCGTTTGCGGAGATCGGCATTGAAAACGTGG